GCACTTATTCCTGCCTGACCTGCCATATAGTCATTATATGCTTTAGTGAGTTGATCTCCTTCCTTTCTTGCTCTATATCTGATTGCTCTAACATGCTGCATCACACGACCCTTTATTGCTTCAGGGCTATTGTCTGCTTCGCTTATATTACCCAAGTAAATATCAGACAACTCGTTAAGAGGATTAATCATGGTTGTAAATGTTTAACTACGCTTTTTCCTGTACTTATTTAGGAATTCTTTGATATCAAAATTAATTATTTCTTCTTGACCAGGCACCATAGACTGTGCATATCTTCTCTGGGATGATGTTCCAACCTCTCTTTGGTCTGCAGATACACCATAAATTCCTGTTTCTGATGCTCTTTTTACCTTTTTCTTCTCAGTTATATCCCTGATCCATGATTTAAACATCATACCATCTTCTGTTACACAGATTAAGTAGTTGGTTCCTCTTCTGATAACCTTTCCTACTAGACCTGTATTTAAGTTTTCTACTATCTGATTTACATTGAATATTTTACCTGTAACATAGTTCTCTCTTAAGTTCTGCCAATCAAACTTAGGTGCTATCTCCCACATACTCCAACCTTCTTTGATCTTCATTTGCTTTTTGACAGTATTAAACAACTGTTTTACAGTTTTATCATCTAAACTCTTGGGAACTCCCTTACTAAATGTCTCAAAATCATTCTCTGCTGCTGCCTTTCTCATCTTAGATGCAGACATTCCTTCAATACCTTCAGCATCTGCATCTCTATCACCTGCTGATATGGTATTTACTGAATTAAAGTTATACAACTTACCATTATATTCAGTGGCTAGTTTATCAAACTCCTTAACTCTATCACCACCAACAACTATATTAACATTTGAATATCCATCACCATATGCTTTCTTTAATACATCAAATATAGTTTTTGAATTAGGATCATTGACCATACTATCTGCATGACTTGGAAACATCTTCTGCATTACATCATACTTAGTATCTGTATCTAATGGATTCTTCTTTGCATCTTGACTTCTTGATGGATATATCCTTAAAGCCCCTTTACCTGCTGCTTTCTTTGCCTTATCTAAGAGTTTCTGATGTCCTATTGTTGGTGGATTAAACCTACCAAACACTACAGTTATATCACCTTTATCAGTCTTAGTTTCATCATCTGATTTTGGTTTATCGTCTTTAATATCTTCTTCCTTTGCTTTACTTACTTTCTTTGGTGCTTCTTGCTCTGGTGCTTTCACCTTCTTATCAAAGAATACTAGTCTACCTTGCTCTGTCTTGGCAACTAATTTTCCTTCTTTATCCATCCAATTGCCGTGACCATCCCCTGTCAAACCTCTACGTTCTGCTTGTTGAGAGGCTTGTGATACTCTTGCTTCAGTAAAAAAATTATTAAAGGATTTCATAAAAATTATTTATGCACCCGCCAAATTGAATACATCTGTATCACTGCTAACTTCTACACCACATTCCTCAGTAAACTTCTTTAAATCATTCTTAGAGGGATTATCAAGTCTTTTTCTTGCCATATCATGATACTCATCTGATAAATCAAATCCAATGTAATCATGACCTAATAGTTTTGCTGCTAATCCAGTAGTACCAGACCCACTATAAGGATCAAGAACCACACCTTTCTCTTGCATAATACCTTGAATACATCTTAGTGGTAGTTTGATAGGGTATGGTGCTGGATGTGGATTACTCATCTCAGGACCAAACTTCCATACACTACCATAATTAGCAGATCTTCTAGGTAATCTAGGGTGCTTTTCACCTTTACATAACCAGTATACTCTTTCATCTATCTGTATGAATCTGTAACCAGATATTTCAGGACCACTACCTCTGTTCCATACTATCTCTTCTCTAATATGCCATTTAGTTTTAGTCAACCATTGCCATGGAGATATGGCATTACCTTTGAAATATCTAACCTTGTGATTATAAAAGAATGATCCACCAGGTTTTGTCTTATCAAATAAGACATTCAACAATTCAATCTGTTGATCCTGATACTGATCCTCTGGAAGAGTATCATCAAATGCAGCATATTCAATCTTACGAAACAAACCACCACCTACACCACATTTATTGTATGGAGGTGATGTAACTGTGCAGTCTATACTATTATCTTCCAACTCTTTTGATAACTCAATAGAGTCACCAAGTCTCAAATCAATCATAGACATAATTTACCTACCTATATTATAGCATACTTTATTGAATTTTCCAAAAAGGACCTGATAATTGTCCTTGTTTAAAATTAATTTTAGATGATAGAAAATATATAGTTGCCAATAATTCTCCCAATCTTTTATCATTTTTAGCATTTATAATCATCTTCATATATCTCAATAGTCTCAATTTACTTCTAAACTCACAATCAAAATTAGCAGTTCTTCTTTCTTTTCCTCCATTAGTTTTAACCTCTCCACCAGAAAAAGGTTTTCCTCCATCTAAAATTGATGCTATCTGAATAAATTCTGATTTTGATTTTGTAACTCCTTCTATACTGAAAGGTTGAGATCCAAAATCAATTTGAACACCATTAGATCCCTTTAATGATTCTAGGTAAGTTGACCAATAACTAATTTCACCAGTATTTAATTTTCTATCCAAAGGAATATTATCATTAATTTTTTCACCTGTATATTCTAAAACAAGTTTAGCCATTTCTGGAGCAGGAATAGATCCATTTCTAGCACTTGCTTGAACATACTTATTAGCATTATTCATTACCATATCTCTAGGTTCAGTGGCATGATTTTCATTACTACTGATTTTACTTTCATACTTATATCTAAAACCTATTTCACCTTGTTCAAAACTACCAGTAAAAGTTAAAGAATTAGCATCAAAAGCTGGTACATTTTTTCCATGTTTATTATCCTCTCTTATTATTTTCATTACATTTCTAAGAGGAGTCTCAAGTTTTCCAGTTAAACCCTCTACTCCATCTGGATCCTGAGACATATTGGTAGGACTTATTTTTATATTAGTATTAGGTGTATATTGTTTTAAGGAAAGAGGAAGTAATTTATATTGTTGTAAAAGAACTGACATATAAGTATTGACTTCACCAACACCTAAACACCATCCAACATCCTCAAGTGTTTTATTATGATTCTCTCCTATACACAAAGCTTTATCCATACCTTTTTTTATTTCATTTTCTTTATTAGTTTTTATCATATAAACATCAGCAGTATCCCAAGAATCCTTTTTTCCCTTAAATTCATCTTTCATCTTTGGTGAAAAACTATTCCAGACATAATCCAAAATATCAGTATCATCATTATTTGCTGAGATTTCTGCTACTTTAGATAATCCTTGTCCTGATCCAAAATGTCCATAAGAGTAAGAATTATCTTTTTTACCCTCAGTGTTTCCTAATTTTTTATTTAATGCTGCAGCTCCTCTTACAATACCCAAATACCATTTTGTATAATCCATGCCAGGATACTCACCCAACATAGAAACAACCATCTCCTCTTTTACATCTTTTGGTTTATGCTTCTTAGGATTTTTCTGAATAGTTTTATAAGTATCCTCATCTAAAGGATCATAAGGAGCACCATTTTTTATGACATAATAAAATGCCAACAATGTCGCCTTTTCAAATTTGTCAGTAGCAGCCATCTGTTTACGTCAATAAACACATTATAACATATTTATTTTTCTAGTCTACATGCCTCTGTCAGCCATGAACTTCTTGAATGCAGGTGAGTTGATTCCTCTATCTGGATCTGCCATTCTTGCTGCTCTAGATCTCTTTGCATAGGGTTTGTCTCTCTCAAGTTTCTTATCCTGTTCCCTTTCATACTTCTCAGGATTTCTCATTGCACCATAGTTTTCTTCAATAGAATCATCAAATTCATTCCAGATAAGTTTAGTAACCTCATGCTCAGAGAAAACACCAGATGCTAGTAGATCTTCTTTCATATGATCTGCTGCCTTATACATTGGCTCACCAGTTGTCTTAGACTTCATACCTTTTTTATAGTTCTGGTATGCAGGTGTATTGCCTTTCTTGTCAGCATTAGTGACCATCATGGCCTCTTTCAACTTCTTATCTTTAGCAGCCTTCTTCATTGACTCTTTCTTGTCACCATCTTTATCAAGATCTAAGAAGTCTGGTTTACCACCTTTAGATGATTTACCATTACCATTCTCTTCTTTATCATCAGTCTTCTTACCTTTCTTTTTGTCTAGGTATGCTTGAAGACCTGCATTAACCTTACCTTCTATAATTTCTAATAGACCAGATTTAACAGTTTTTCTATCTTCAGCAACTAAACTCTGATGTAATCTCTGTTTAGGAAGATCTAAATCAGTATTACTTGACAATCTAGCAAGTTGATCTTTCTTATAACGATAGTCTGTATAAGATTCTTTTGCAACTCTAATTGATTTTTCCTTAACTCTAGCAAATGCAGACGCAAATGATTCAGTCAATCTTTCAATCTTATCAAGTCTAAGTGGTGACTTATCACCAGCAATAGCATCTGATAGAATTGCTTCAATTAATGCTTCTGATGTAGGGACATCTAGGTTATGATGAAAAAATACCTTCTCCAAAATTTCCTCAGACACTTCATAGAGATCTTGATCAGTTAACTGATTAAAACTCATTTTACTAAAAGCATCTCTGGACTCTTCTAGACTCTTCTTAACTTCAGGATTGTGCACTGCAGCATAAGCATTATACACATGTCTCATATCTGACATTATACTACTATGTTAGTTTATCTTTATATATTTATAAATCGCCTTCTCTCCTATTCTCAGATTTATGTACATCAAACTCCCCACCAGGATACCTTGCCTTGAGTTTATCTACATTCATCTCAATAATTTCATCAAATGTAGTGTCAAGTGCCATACATGCTTGTGCAATATACCAGCATACATCTCCCAATTCCCTCTTCATATGGAAAACATTCTCTTCATTATATGGTTTACCTTGCAGTATTATCTTCTTTACCACCTCAGTAAACTCACCAGACTCAGCAGCAAGACCAAGTGCAGCAGTTAACAAGTGTGGTATATCTGCACCATTTGCAACAAGTTCATCTATCCTTGCTTGCAGAATAGCAGGATCCTGACTAGGCATACTGGTTACGCCAGCAACAAAATCAAGATATTTTTTAGTGTCAACAGTCATTTTTAATTAGAACTTAAAATCAGCAAATGATGATTTTGGTTTTAGTTTTTCCTCTTTAGTATACTCTTGATCTTGGTTAGTGTCAATCAGATCATTCTGTGCACTCTGTTCACAATCATACAATCTCATCTTTGATCTATCAATACCTACAACAAATCTCTTGTAAATTGTAGGATCATTATATCTATTCTTTAATTGTTTTACTAATATTTGATTTAGACCTTCTAGTTCTTCCGTGGAAATAAGGGCAAACATAAGGTCAGCAGTAGCAGGTAAGCCAAAGGACTCACTTGTGTCAGTAAGCTCAACGTCACTGCTACCAAAACCAGAACGAGTAGTTTGAGTAGCTGAGACAATGGGGACGTTGGTTTCAACTGCCAATCCCCTAAGTTCTTCAGCAATCGCTTTGATATACGAGTAAGAGTTGACATTGCCATTTGCTCTGTATCTGGAAGAGGCACAAATATTAAGATAATCTATGAATATTATATCAGGTTTAAAAGATTTTTTCAAGGATAACTCAGTCAGTAATGCTTTAAAATGTCCACTATGTGCAGATGCAGTAGGATATTCTTTAATCACTAAACTACCCATTGTCTTTTTAGTAATGCTATCTACCTTACTAGAAAACATAGGTTTAGGTAAATCTACAATATCTTGTATTCCAACATTCAATAAGTTTGCATCTATTCTTTCTGCTATCTTCTCTTCTGCCATCTCCATGGTGATGTAAAGTACATTCTTATCTTGGAGTAAAGATGCACTAGCAACATGACACATGAACAAAGACTTCCCCACACCAGTGCCTGCAAGAGCAATGTTGAGAGTTTTATTAGGTAGACCACCTTTCGTAATCTTATTGAAGAACTCCAAGTCAAATGGGATCTTCTCTTCTTTCTGATGATAGAACTCATATCTTTCCTCATAGTCTTGAAGATAATCATGTCCTATATGATTATC